TTCAACTCAACATCAGTTGGCTTCTTGGGCAAGAATGTGCTCAAGTCAAACAAGCCATGTGCATCAACTGCGGCTTGTTCTGCTTCGGTCAGTGCTGACTCTTTACGTGCCCACTTGGAACCATTGTAGTCAGCAAAGCCGCCTTTGGATCCTTTGGTGATACGGAAGTCCAGACCACGCAGGTAGTCAGTTGGCAATTCTTCCAACTCAGGATCCATCAAGGCGCCTTTAATAGTTGTAAAGATTTGTGGACCAATGATGAATCTACGAATTGGATTCTCAGGGGTCTTGTCATCGCTCAAGGGGTTTTCGCGAACAAAACCTTGGAAGATGTATGAGCGTTTCTTCCAGTACTTACGACCCATGTCTTCAAGGCTCTTGTCCTTGAACCAGGTGCGTACTTCTGCAAGGATAGGACATGCCTCTCCCCACATTTCCACGCAAGGTACTTGTACCATAACTTGCTTGGAGTCCATCTCTCCTTTGATGCCGTTGAAGGGCAAACGAATCATTGCTCGTTCTTGCCAAAAGAAAGTGTTTTTAGAGTTACCATCAGGGAGGAAGCGTAATGTGGCAGAACTGCCTTCTTCCATGTTCCAATGTGGGTAAATTGAATTGTCCCCACCGGTGGATTGCCCACCTTGTTTTGATTCCGCTGCCTGTAGTCTTGCTCTGATTTCTGCTAAAGATGCCATAGTTTTTTCTCCTATAAAGTTGCCTATGTATGTTGCCTATCTAAATTACTTAGATCTAATGTTGCCTGTGCCACAAAAGAAAAAGCGCAAACACTGTAGTAGTATATGCGCTTTTGTCTACTGTGTCAATGTTTATTTATCTCATTTGAGCAAAGCCAGTGAATTTATTCTTACCGGCTCTTTCAATTTTCTGCTTTTGACCAAAGGATGGATTGGATAACTCGGACCTGCAATAGGACAAAATCGACATTGATCAATCACTTGGTCAATGTTGTTCATGAAATCAAGTCCCTGTTGTGGCCAAAGTTCAGGGGACATAGACTTGTAACTGTTGACCAGTTGTCTATCATGATCGGAAATATCTAAATTGAACTGCTGATCAAATTCAGGAAACAGCGCAACAGGACCGCATTTGTACAGTCGACCGCGAACAAAATGATAAGATTTATGTCGCACAAAGTTACACACGCTATGTGCCTGAACTGGATCGTTTTGATGTAATGTGTACGTTCCGTCCATTGGTTTGGTAATCACAGCGGCTGTGGAAAAACTATTGCTGAGATACACATTGACCACCATGTCATTGACGTCTCTAGCACTGTAATGGATACCGTTTTGGCGATCTTCGCCTACGGCTGGACCATATTCGTCTATTATCACATGATCTAAAAAATTTTTAATGTTTTCTTTGATCTCTGCAAAATGATTGAGGTTGTGTAAACTAATACCCACATGCCCTTGGTTGCTTAACAAAATATCATACAGTCCACGTACTTTGGCTAAGTGTAAGCCATTGGTCAAAAGTTGGATATCACAACCAAATATGTTGTGAATGCCTTGAACCCATTCACATATTGTGGGATTCAACAATGGTTCGCCGCCCATGATTACCACCGTTGGTAACTCGATGTATTCGCCCCAGTGCTGGTAGTCCTGCTGGTAGTCTGACCAGTTTTGAACACCTGTGAATCGATGATTGTTGAATCGGTTGCAATTATTGCAAGTAAGATTGCAAGTATTGTTTATGTAAAATTCAACCTTGCTGTTAAAACGATATTTCATCTGAGCCTAACGCTTGATACCTATCAACAATATTTGTATAGGGTTGTTACAAACGTTAGTTACTTGAGCAAAGCCAGTGATTTTATTCTTGCCAAAAGCGAGTCGCTTTCTCTTGACTCATAGTATGAGCCAGTGACAGCGGCATTGTAGTTCATTGGATCATCACCTTGCTCGGGTAACATAGGAGCTGTGTGTTTACCCAGACGACTACGAATATGATCTTTTTTGTCCTGGGTGGGAATCAGCTGTTGTATAGCACGTGGTCTATCGCCTTTTTTCCAGTCTTTTGGAGTGTTGATGTCGTAACCGCGTCCTGGTTGCAAGCCAAAAGTTTCAATATCACTTTGTGGTAACTTGGATCCAATTTTAACTGGTCTAATTTCTTCACCTACATTGCCAGCCACTGTACCGCCCATGCTTTCCATGTATCCACATTCGGCTAGACCGTGTTCCGGGCAGTATTCGCCTTCCATTGTGCTGTTGCAAGATCCTTCATGGACCGCAGGAGCATCAAATCCGCTCATGACTTCAAATGTGTTCAGCATGTCTGCTTCGGGCATGATCATTCCCGAGTTGCTTTCATCTAGACCGCGGTCTTGTGAAAAACGGTCTGCGATCCATTCGTAGGGGTCGCCGTCGCGAGCTTTCTTTGTACCGTATGGCATGTCATCAAAGTAGTAGTCATACAATGCATGATACAGGTCATCGCTCATGTCGCCTGATGTTTCAAAATCACGCACTTCTTTACCAAAGCGATTGCAAATGTGATCCAGTGTGCTGCCAGTTGAATCTGTAAGTACGCCTTCTACTACAGGTAATCCGGCGGCCTTGCGCATGGCATTGATTTCTTCAGCCACTGGTTGTTGTGGTACAGGAGCAGGAGTTGCCGCTGGTGCAGGAACCACAGGAGCAGTTGCACCTGTTTGTGGTTCAGCAGGATTGCCAGGAGCACTTGGCTCAGGCATCTCAATGCCTAGTTCACGAATACGGTCCATGACTTCGGTGTCGTTCCAGGCATTAGCTCTGGGATCACGTGCCGCAAGTTCATTTAGTCGATCAAACAGGATGTCATCGCCGATTAGGTCGTACAATTGTTCCGTGGCATTGGTTGCATCAGGACCAACAATCAACTCTTTGGTCATGAGCGTTTTAAGTTTGTCTAACTGTTCAGGAGTTTCTGGCAGGTTCCAGGTGCCTTCGCTGAGATTGTTGATCCAGCTTTCAAAAATATCTGCTTCTTTCATATCTTGTCCTCTTTGCTGAATCTTGGCCAGCAGTGGTAATGCCGCTTCAATGCGGCTGTCTATACTCTGTTCAATGAACAGCGTTTTGATGTTGTCAACAACACCTTCTTGTTCGTTTATAGTGGCTGGGTGCCACGATTCAAAATACTTTGCATAGCCACGTGTGCTGGCCATGTGTTTTAAATTTTCACGCAGGGTTTGATAGTATGCTTGTGCTTCTGTGATCAGGTCTTGTGTGACCCCTTCTACTATTCGAGAAGCACTAGCTCTATTGAAACGGCTTAGCACAGCAATTTCGTTTACTGTTTCTGTGATGTGACAACCTCGAACATCGTAGGGCTTGCCACCTTGACGCACATGTTCCAACATGGCTCTGGCACCACCTAGACTTTTAAAACCCAACTTGAAACATTCGCCTTCGGCGGTTTCAATAAACATATTGGCAATATGACGATAACGTGCATCATTTTCGCCCAAGGGCTGACTGTGAACAATTCTTAATCTTGCTTGAGTTGGCTCACCAGCGTAACTGACTCGGCGTGTACCGTAGTAGCCCTCAAACAGGCCCTCTTGAATAGCTGCCATACCCTGCATGGTGTGCTTGAGTTGGCTGATATCTGCAATACTGTGTGTCCAACGATTGGACCGAGCCTTTTGATTTAGATGCTGTAAGAAATCAAAGAACTCGCCTTTGTCATCGCCGTCCATGGTACGGCCCAGATTGTCCCCGTACATGATTTTCATCTCATTGTCTGAGTCCAACACAATAACCATTGTGCCATAGTTCTTGCCCGAACCCGATGTATAGTCAAATGTGAACGTTTTGGCATCTTCTGCGTCGGAGGGTTTGCCCATCTTGTCCAGCATTTCAGGGTGGAAGTTACGGGTAGCCAGCAAATCCAGCAGTTGTTGTGATATAGAGTTCGTTGTTGCCATGGTAGTATATTTAGCGCATCATTGCAATGAATGGGAATGGCTCAATTATGTTGTCTGTGTGGTCTTTTAGATAGGAATTTAGGTCTGAGTGGTAGGATTGCAGCAACATCAGCATGCGTGTGGCAAGCAGTCCGGCCATCACAAGATCGTCTGTCTCACCAATTTTGGCCGCATAACTAGAGCCAGCAGCCACAAACGTTTTTAGTTCCGATATCAGGGGTTTTGAATATATTTTCATACGCCCAGATTCTATTAGAATTTTGAACTTGTTGCAGGCTACAATTTTGTTCTTGTGCGTAGTATTAAACCCTTTGCGAATTCTGCGCCCGTTTGAACTTTGCACTGAGTTGTCGCTGAGGAAATAGCCTGGAATGTTTTCTTCCCCGTACTCTGCAATGGAAATCAGTGCAGCTTCGCCTAGGGTATTGTTTTCCACTGAGTAGTAGATTTTTTTCTCATCCTTAACCACTGAGTGTATTTCTTTGATGATGTCTGCTAGAATTTTTACCTGTGTGGGCACATCGGTTTTATTGTGACGCCACTCTGCTACTTGTTCTGTGGTTTCTGCTTCAAACACTTGTATAGCTGAGGGGTCGCCACCTGTGCCTAGACTGGGATCAAGAGCCACAATGTACATCTTTTCCGGATCGATAGGACGGTACCAACGCACTTGTCCAGTTTTGTGCATGGGTTCTTGGCCTTCTAGTTCCAATAGTTTGATAGGTGCAATCAATGTTTCGTCATTGATAACAAAATCACAATCCATTTCTCTACGGAAACGTTCGTCCCCCAATTGACTACGCTGTTCTGCCGCCCACTTGTCGTCACGATCTGGGTGCTCTCGCCAGAAGGCACGAAACGCTCGGAAGCCGTTGATGCCCAGGCCATCAGGTCTTGGGTTGCCAAACTCATCTTCAACTTTGTTAGCACCCTTCCAGATGTAAGCAAACTGATCTTCGTCTGAGTTTGGGGTTGAAGTGATAATGGCTTTACCACCGGTACTCAGTGTGGGTGTGATACTAGTCCAAAACTCTTTGGCAATTGTGGGTCGCACAAACGCAAACTCGTCTAGATACAACAAAGTAATA